TATCTGCTAAATTCTGATTTCCCCTCTTTAAATTTCTTTATGCGCTCTGCCTCAAGCTCGATCAAGTCAGCTACCTTGCCGTTTTCGATATAGTTATTGATTTGTCGCTCAATGCCTGCCATTAACTGTTTGGCTATCACCACCCGTACGCATTGGTCTTGGTTATCAGGGTTGACGTTGCTGATGTTCCTATCCAGCATGGTATTCATAGCCTCCATAGCCCCCTTAAACACTGGGTTAGCCAGTAAAGCCGCTGCATCCTTTGCTCTGATCTGGTCTGTGCTCAATGTACTCTCTCCTTTTCTCTCTCTAGAGCTAATTCTTCATTCAATTAATTCGTCCATCCATAATCCCAGAAGTAAGAATAACGGTGATTAATTCTAACACTTCCTCATCATCTGTTCTTAAGTCTTCAAACTCATGTATTCGCTGGAATCCGGTAAATCCTTTGGATGGGGCTGTGTCCTGAATGTTAAACAGCATGAAGAATCCAGGCCCCATTGGTGAGCCGTTAAGCATCACTCATACCAAAACATATTAATAGTAAATTTAGACGTGCCAGCACCAGTAGTATTATTAATGATTCTGATCATATAATTTGTATCAGCCTTTAAAATCCATTCATTAGAAGCTTCAGAACCAAAAGAGCCAGCCTGCTTAGTGCCTGGAATTAATATCGGCTCCAAAATCGTGCCATCATCTGTGATGGTAGGGCTGTCATAAATAAGTAATCCAGCCGCATTAGTTGAGTTCCGGTTATTGTTGTATGAAGTAACTGCTATTCCATTGTCGCTCACAGTCGTTTCTTCATAAAAATCTACATCAAGCGGGCCACCATCAGAAGTAATTGTTATTTTTCTGAAATGCGGGAACACTCCAGCGGGAACCGCTCCAAGAAATTCATGTGTAGGTGTAGTGCCTCCGGAGTCATCTATAACCAACCGCTTGGCAACAGTGAATAGCTTTCCTTCATGGATTTTTAAATGCTCTTGCTCAATAACCCCAACAGCGCCACTGTATTGATCCACGTAAGCAGGAACTAGCGCGTCACCGACCAATTTATATAATGGATAATGAACGCCGCCTTCATCATCAGTGGCTACACTCACGCTGCCAGTAGTAGTTGATGGTCTTACGCCTATGTTGTCATCAGCCATTATCGAACGGCTCCGCGATTACCTGTGATATACCGTCATCATCACGTTTAATAGAGAATATCCAATTAACAGCCTCAGCCTGAACTTCAACTATTCTATCCACCTCCACGATCTTCGTATCTGGCACCTTCACAATTACCTGCTTTTCCACTTCAACAATCTTCTGCTCGGTAACCACTTGCGGTTTCTGCTTAAGTAGCTTCTCAAATGTCGCCAGTAGTTTGGGCAGGGTATTGTCTTTAGGTGTTTCAAACTGTTTCAGCACAGACCGGACTTCACTCTCTGACATAGAATCAGGAAATTTAATTTTGCCATGCCCTTTAACATTAACAATCACTTTTTCATCGCCGCTGCAATATGATACTTAAGCTCATCCCAGTCTTTTGCCCTGACAAGATGATCGATATATCCACAAGTGACTGTGTAGTAATTATAGTCTCCGCGACTAGACAAGCTAAGAACTTTTTTTATGTTTGGTTTCACACCAGCGATCCATCAACAGGATTAAACGTTCGCGTCACCTCTGCACCTATCCCTGGCTCTCCAATGTCTTGCTCTTGCCCTGCCTTAATCAGCTCAACTTCCGCATTAAGTGTTGCAATGCCTTCTTTAGAAACCCTGTCCTGCTCTTTCTCCCGATTATCGCTGTTGATCTTAAGCATTTCTAATTGCGCCTCAAAGACCCTCTGCTGCTCATCGATGGCCGCTTGGAATTGAACTTTCTGTTGCTCAGAAGCAATTTTGAATTGGCCTCTAACCTTATCTACCTCGATCTGCATCATGCCCTTGACCTGCTCGGCTTCTGCTAACGGGTTGGGCTGGTCTTGTTGCTGTGCTTGTAAAATCTGGGCGTATTCTTGGCTTGGCTGTCCATTCTCATCTAGCGCAGGATCAACCCCATAACGTCCTGCGGATTCAATGCCTAGAGCCTCAAGTGAATCGTTGTACAGGTTGAAGGCTTTGCTTGGTGTAACAAGGCCATGCGGCATTAAGAGCGTTTCTTGTAGGCTTGCAGCTATACCTAGCTTCTGTCTGCGCTGTTCTTCAGTGCCATTTCCTAATCCAACACTTACATTTAAAGCCGTTCGCTCACGCCATTCTGTCGGACTAATTGATACAAATTCACCGCTTAGTTTTAGATTGCGGGCCTTATCCTGGTGTTTAATCAGAATCTCATGCACTCGAAGCACAAGCTCTTTCACGCCTGTCTCAGCCAGCAAGCGAATGATCATCTCAACCTTCTGTGCAGCTCTGTCAACGCCTTCCATAAAGGCGGCATTGTTGGCTTGCTTCAATACATCAGCATCAACATTAGTCGTAAGCTCATTAATTCCTGTTCTTTCTTCCGCCCACTTATCCACAAGGTCAATAGCAGGGATAATATCGCCGATAATCGGGGCTTTAGTCAGAGGTACAGCCATTCCCGCAATAGGCTGATCTGTGTCAATACGCTTCAATCCACCAGGGAGTGACTTCATAAAGTCTGGGATATTGGCCAGATTGTTAACTATGTACTCTGAATTTCCGAGGAAATAAGTATTGTCCAGAAGCCCGCGCATTAGCGCTGTTTTAATCTCTGACAAGTCTGCAAGATCATCATTAAGGCTTTCACCCACATGCCTATGAGGTACTCGTTTAGATACTGTAGAAGTAATAGGAACTGTATCAATAACCTCGTTCCACTCCTCACCCTCTGGAATTTTGTTATTTGCTACCGTGATAACTTTCCGAAGCTCTGCCTTTCCGTCTTGGTCGTAATCAACCATTAGGTAGGCTTCTGAATATTGAATATCATCCATAGCCCGATCAATAGATGACCCTGTTTCATCTGTCTCGTTGTCTACCGAGTTTCTAGCGTAACGCTCTTGATCATTCTCTGTCTTCTCATTAACCGATGGGAGAGCGTCAACCCAATCAGCATCCATGCCCATTTCAATCAATTCTGTACGGGGCTTGGTAGTAAACCATTCGATAAACTGTGATGTCTGTGTGCCTGATCTGGCGCGCTTAGATACTCTCACTTCCTCCGGAGGTAAAGCCTCAATACGAACACGGCCTTTCTTGGTGGTGATTCTTAGGCGTACGGTAAACTGTGTGATTTCGGCAAGCTGTTGCGTTTCTGGAACAATGATTTGCTTCCTTTCTTCATCCTGCTCTAATATCTCAACCTCTGAACCTTCCTGCTCAAGCTCCATGAACAGCTTAACCAAGCCAATCTCATCCAGACCGGTATATTCGCGCTCCTTAACAGTCTCTGACTCATCCCACCAATGCTTAACATAGCCATTCTTTAGAAGAAACGTATCCTTGAACCAATCATAAAGAACCAAGAATCCTTGGTTGTCCTTCATAATTACATGATTGACATAATCAGACTCTTGCTTTGCAAGTCTTTCGTCTTCTTCGGTATCTCCTGAGAACTCAGCAATGTTGCCCCCACCAATAAAGACTTTAATCACCGCTGGCATCATCCAGCCTACAGTGTCTGCAAGGTCTTTAGAGACTACCTGAGAGCGTCCTTCCTGCTCATTGCCGTAAGGCTTGCCATGATACCGATTCATCGCCTCGGCGCGCTCACTGGACAGAGAGCTTGACTCATCCCCTAGTGAGTTTCTGCGATGCGACTCAATTATGGATACTAATTCTTCATCAGAAAGCGGCATACTTAGTCCTTACAGGTATTTTTTATAGTCTTCAGTAGTAGGGATTACTAGCTCATCAAACCGGGTGAAGCCGCGCTCTTTCAACGCTAATTTAATACGTCCGACACGCTCAAGGATTGTCAATGATACGCTTTGGCCACCCCAAATCTTAGCCGCTCTCTCGTTAGCCCACTCTAAAGTTTTGAACTTATCCACAGCTTCAGTAGTGCTGTGGATTGTGGTGTTTGTTATTACTGCGTTATCGCCCACAGGAGGAACCTTAACTTCGGCAGCATCCCACGCAGCATTAACATCAGCGCCCTCTGCTTGTACATTCTCCACCTTGTCTATCTCCTGTTGAATACGTGCATCTGACCAACGGCCATCCACCTTGATGCCTAATGCTTCAGCTTTCTCTCTCATACGATCCCCTTTGTATTATAGTCCAACGGCTCCAAGAATTTGTCCCGTATCAACTTCATAGGATTAGCTTCGCTCATCATAGCACAATCGGCTATATTCGGTGATTCTATCTTAAGTTTGGACTTCATATCATCCTTGCTCATAATCTGAATTAAGCCAGTTCCTGAGTTCTTCAGCGGTATTCTGCACAACTCTGAGCGGAACTTCTGCAAGCACTCAATATCTGAACTTATGCTGATCAAAGATTCTACAGGGATTGAACGGTCATTCTTCACCACCGCACGATAAGTGTTATAAAACCTGTCTCTGAGCTTCCAGTAGCACTGCGCCCGCCTGTTTCTGAATATGTCCCCATTGGTCTTATTCTGGTATCTCGAACCCTTCTCGGTAGGTTCATAGGGGCTTTTCTGGTCTTCTGGCGACTCGGCACCATTGAACATATCCCATTTAATCTTAGTATCTTCAAGAGATTTCTTTACCTGTCGCTTCAAGCTTACCCCTAGACCACCATAATCCCACCTGAATACATCTGCATTCCTTTGGATGGCGTGGTCTAGCGCCCAATCACAGCCATCGTTCACATCGTCCTTAGTGTTCTCTTCGGCTGCCAAGATGACGTTACCATGACGATATATGTAAGCCTTAGCATCGCCTGAATCTGATGGATCGTGAACAAGTATCTTTTGGCCTCTCGGCTTCCAGTTAAGCGGGGAGTCCTTTGTTTCAATATGCGCGTCAATCGCAGCATCAAACCACTCGGCTTTGATAATTGAGTTTTCAATATGGTCGTTGTACTTGCCTAGCCAGATATGATCGTATTCAGCTCTGTCCAAGTTGTCATAATCCCACCGCCTTAACTGCTCAAGCTCTTTGGGAAAGAAGGGGTTATCCATGTAATTGCACTCAAT